CCCTACTTAAGTTCTTAAGTAAAAATTTGGTTTAGCATACAGTTCGGAAACTGATTGAGAATTAAGTTAATAACGGCAATGACTTTTGATCAATCCATTACTAAACTATGTGTTAGGACAGCTCCCGACCAGGTGGTCGGGCCGCAGCCTAAGTTCGTTACGGCTGTGGGAATCCCACAACGAACAAACGCTGTAGTTCGGGGTTTGAAGACGATTTTAAAGCACCACGGTGCGCGTCCTCAAATCCTCCTTGATCTTGAAAAACAGATCTCGGAATTCTTAGATACTTTTGATAGCGAGGCGATTTGGCTTAAACATATTAAATACATTCTTACCTATCCTCTTGCTAAATATCTTCGAAACGAACTACCTCCTCCACCTCCCTCGGCCCCTTGGCAGCCGAAAGGACACCTTCGATCTTGGATGAGACAACGTCTCAGATGCTATAACCGGAAAAACACCCATTTGTGGTATTCCTGGTTCCAGGGAAAGAGATCAAGTCTCCCTGCATCAGAACAGATAATACAAGCAACTTACGATAAACACCTGGAGACATTAACAAAAGTCGATCCAGGGATCATTAACGAAGACACCGTTGATCGGATACTTGAAAATGATCATTTCAATGAAGTTCTCACCTTAGTAGGCGATGCAATTGCTGAACAGTATGGGTCTTCAAAGAAGTTTACAACTTACACACCTTCTAGGTCGGCCAGCTTTGAAAAGAGCCGGAGCCGTCTTGGAAGTTTTGGAAAGTTGAGAGAAGTTGCAAGGGTCAATGGCGAAAGTTTTATATGTATAAAGCCTGACCGTTTTGATGGCATGGAGCTCGTAAATAAATTATATAATACAAAGAAACGATGTTTTGAATATAACATCGTTCGAGAATTACGAACTCCCCCTGGAGAAAAGAGATGGAATAGTCTCAGCTTAGACTATGAAAGATCAGGTGAAGAAATCATTTCTGATAACTTAAACTGTACAATACAAGGTGTACTTGAACCGATGAAGGTTCGCGTAATTTCAAAGGGTGAAGCTGAACCCTACTATGCAATGAAACCACTACAGAAGGCCATGAACTCCGTATTGAGGAGAATGCCGTGCTTTAGGCTCACCGGTCGAGATTTTGATGTCACTGACATGCTCGACTTGGCCCAAAAAGCGAAGCCAACCGATCAATGGTTTTCGATCGATTATTCGGCGGCAACTGACGGTCTTAGTTATATTTATAGTGGTGCAATCCTTAATCATATTATTGATGATCTCCCAGAAAGGGTTAAGGAAGTTGCTAGAAAGGTCTTAGGTCCACATGAGTTATGGTATCCAGTTGAACCCGGTGATTCCCGGAAAGTTCATAGAGGAACAATGACCAATGGACAATTGATGGGAAGTCCTTTATCTTTTCCTATACTCTGT